TGTAATTAATAGTTTCTAGGACTATCTCTATAAAGCGCATTATCGCTTCTTCCATACATATCAAACCCTTCTCTTTGACATTTACAAGTCTTCATAGACAAGCATAAGATAACTAATAATAAACCGATAATAATAATGTGTTCTTGTTGCATTTTTATATTAAACTTGAGATAAAAAATATTTTCATAAAAATTTATTCAAAATGTCTTTTTTACTTGAATATATTTATTTAATACAATTGTCTTTGTATTTTATTTTAAAATTATTTTAATTATTAAAATAATTTTATCGTTTTTATTGCAACATTTTAAAAATTTCTTCTAAATTATCTTTATTCTTTCTAAATGTATCTGCAAATATATCATTATATTCATCAACCGTAAGTATACTATTTTTATCTAATCTATTTTGTAATATTTTTGCTGTTTCATTTGATGTATAATCTAAATGAAGTTGGTCAATAGAAATATTACATCCTGAAATCAAACAACCTATTCCAAACATCGCTTCTTGAAAACTTACAGCAATATCATATAATAAAGGTGTTCTAAGCTTACCATTTAACATATATGGAATTTTAAAAACCAATTCAAAAATATCTTTTCTTGGCATCGTTTTCAAATCATTTATTTCATAATTCCATTTAACTTGTTCAAGATTATTAAATCCTAATAATTCATCAGCTACAACAGCACAAGCTGCTACATTAATTTTAGCTTTTCCTCCTTTTATTTTATGTATTACTTTTGCCATACTAATAGTAACATAAGCAAGTAAAATATGACATTTATATTTTACAAATATATTCATTATCCATTTGAAAGCTTCAAATAACTCATCTGATACATAATTTTCTGATGGTATTTGTATTAATACTCCTGGAATAGGAACATCATAATTTAATTTCTTAAAAAATGGATGTTTTAACACTTCTTCTATTGTTTCAATACGATTTATTGATAAAGGAGCACACATTTGTTCAATTAAATTTGTCATTAATTTATTCATATTCATATTAGCTATAACTTTTTTATAATCTTTTAAATAAACATCATATACTATAGTAATATCTGGAAATTTTTGATAATCAAACAAGGGTTTTCCTGTATAAATATAAACTAATACACATCCTAAAGCAAAAATATCAATTGATTGATAATTTTGAACTTGACGATATGCTATATTTTTTCCATGATGATTACTTTGTAATCCTTCTGGTGCAGTCCAAGTAGGAGTTCCGCAAAAAGTTTGGTCATATTCAAATGGATAAGCTAATCCAAAGTCTGCTAAAATGGCATTTCCATTTTTTATTAAAATATTATCAGGTTTAATATCACAATGATAATAACCTCTCTTATGAAAGAAATTAGCTGCGCTTAATATTTGATACATCCACATATTTTTTGTGTTTATATTTATATTTTTTGATTTTTCAATTTCATCAGAAAGACTTCCTTCAGCTAAATCTAAGATAATATGAGATGAATTTTCAATAGGATCTTTAAAAAAATCTATAGCTTTTAATATATTAGGATGGTCAAATGTGCATAAAATATTAACTTCATTTAAATCTAATTGACTTACTTCTTTATCAGCATATTCTAAATTATTTTTAGTTACTTTATATACGGTTCCATAAGTTCCTTTGCCTAACTTTTTACTCTGAGTATAGCCGTTAACGACACGAAGATTTACAAAATATTGAAAATTATTATTTATTCTTTTTTTATTTAATATTAAAATTAAAGCAGGAATTATAACTAAGTCAGATAATCCTTTATTTATTAAAAAATCTTTTACTTCATCTGGAGTCATCTGTAAATTAAAAAAATCAATAACACGATCAATTAAGCTATTTTCTGAAATAATTAAACTATCTTTAAGTTCAAAAGTATTAATATCAATACCAATATTAGCCCAATTTGCTACCAAATAATGTTTAGCAGGAACCATATAAGAGCCATAATTTATTACAAATTCACGAGTAGTGGTGCTTGGAGGAAGATTTAATAATGTTTCTGTAACTTGTTTACGATTTTCAAAGATATGAGAAGGTAAATTTTGCCATTTATCTACTTTAGCAATAGAATAAATTTCATTATAATTAAAGGGTATTTTTTCAACCCAATTTTGTTCAAATATATCAGTCATTTTATATTAATATAAATATATTTTAAAAATATTTAAACAAATATTTAATTTATATTAAAATGAAGCGTTATTTAAATAGAATCAAAGACGACATCGAGCACTTCTTAGACCAAATTTCTGGTTTTATTTATACAGATGATGAAATTAAATGTTTTAGGAAAATTATTAACAAGAGATATAACGGTGAAATTAGTCGTAAAAATTTACATGACGCAATTCAAGAACATCGAGATGACGAATTTTATTCTCCTTTATTTTGGAATCAATCTTATGGATTTTTAAAGAATTACATTGAAACAAAAGATATGTTACAGCTTCCAAAGGCAGTTGAAGAGGAATTAAAAATGATGTTAATTAATTGTGTTTCTCAATGTATTGTTAATAATTGGGAGACTTTGCCATATGAATATCTTTGTTTAGAATATTTACATAGATATCATAAAGAATTTAAATATGATAAGTTATTTATGGTAAGAGGCACTGTTAAAAGGGTTAATAAATATAAAGTAAAATTAGAAAAATATTATAATGAAGTAATGAAAAATGTGTATTATGTCTCGTTATTAGACCATACTTTAATAGAAAAACAAGAAATAAATACCAGTGTGTTTTGAAGAATAAAAATAAAAGTGAGTTTTTAATAATTATTTAAAAACAACTTAATTTTACCTATTACTTTAGAAGAAGCTGATAATGCCATTTATAACTCTGAACCTATTTGCACAGAAGAACGTGTTCAACTTTATCCAATCAAATATGAAGATATTTGGGATATGTATAATAAAGCAAAAGCTGCTTTTTGGGTTGCTGAAGAGGTGTCTTTGTTAGATGATGTAACCGATTGGGAAAAGTTAGACGAAGAGGAAAAACATTTTATTTTAATGGTTTTAGCATTTTTTGCTTGTAGTGATTTTATTGTTAATGAGAATCTTGATGAGTCTTATACTGAACGTGTTAAAATTCCAGAATTAAAAATGTTTTTACATTTTCAAGAAATGATGGAAGATATTCATAGTCAAATGTATCAAATTTTAATTAACACTTTAGTAAAAGATAATGAATTGAAAAATAAGTTATTTAATGCAACTGTCAAAATTTCTAGTATTCAAAAAAAGGCGGAATGGGCAAGAAAATACATTAAGACTGGTAATTTTATTGAACGTTTAGTAGCATTTACTTGTGTTGAAGGAATTTTCTTTAGTGGTAGTTTTTGTTCTTTATTTTGGCTTAAGAAACGTGGATTAATGAAGGGATTATGTCATTCAAACGAATTGATAGCGAGAGATGAAGGAATGCATCGTGATATGGCTTGTATGGTTTATAATAAATATATTGTAAATAAATTGTCTGTTTATAGAGTAAAAGAGATTGTAAAAGAAGCAGTAGAATTAGAGAAAGAATTTGTATGTGAAAGTTTGCCATATAATTTAAAAGGTATGAATAAAGAGTTAATGTGCCAGTATATTGAGTATGTAGCAGATCATATGTGTATGACGATGATAGAAGATAAAATATATAATGTAGAAAATCCATTTCCTTGGATGGATTTAATATCGTTAGAAGGAAAGACTAATTTCTTTGAAAAACGTGTAAGTAATTATGCAAAACAATCGGTAATTACTCACGAAAGTCAAAAAGAAATTGCATTTGATGAAGATTTTTAAAGTTAAATATTAATTAATTTAATTAATATTTTTAGTATGTTCAATAAGACCGTTGGTAGTATTATTTGAAAGTATATATTTTTCAGTAATTTCTACAATAGTATTAAAATCTTTGTCTTGAAAATATAAGTCAAAACTATAATTAAAAAATAGAAAATCAAATTTTTCAACAAGTATATAAAATGTTTTTAATATTTCTCTTTCATTAATTGTTATATTTGTAAGGTCATTATACTCTTCTATAATATCTGTACTTTTAACTATTTCACAATTTAACACTATTGTACTCACTGTTATACAAAGTAATAATATTAAAAAAATATCATACTTTTCATTTTTACTTTGAAGAGTTCTAACTAAAAATCTATCAAGTAACATTATAGAATGACCATATACATAGTGATTGCCAAGCCATTTTTTATTACATATTTTTTTAGCAATAATGATACATTTAGGCCGTAACAATATATATGTATTTTTTTTAATAGAATTATATTCTATTATATGTAAGTCGTGAACTGTATTATTATTTATTTCCTTATTTATTAATTCTTGAATAGAAATTCGATTTGTATAATCTATTACTAAACATTTCAATACTTTTTCTTGAATTAATTGGTCAGAAATTTGAGATTTTATAAGATTGTCAATGATGTGATGAGAAGTAGACATAAATAATTTATAAAGAGCATCATAATATTCTTCTTTAGAATATTTTACATAAATATCGTAATATAATTCAGTCTTTTTTAATATTATTAATAAATCTTTTATAAAAGATGTTCCTGTATATAATTCATATATAATACAACCAAAGGACCATATATCATTTTCTTTATAATACGAATGATCTAATGAACATTCTTCTGGAGAACAATATAATATTGTAGTTCTATGAAACTTATAATGTTTTTTAGTGGAGTGATTAAAGCAAATGCTTCCAAAGTCGATTAAATGAAAATTTAATTTATAATTATCAAAGTTACATAAAATATTATTAGGTTTTAAGTCTCCATGAGAAAAATTAGAAGAATGAAGATATAAAAGAGCATTTCCAATCTGATGAATCAACACATTTAAAAAATCTATTTTTAAAATAGATAATTTAAGTTTTGACGAACTAATTGTATCAGGGTTTATTGAAAGTTTATTTAAAGGTATTCCTAAATTTTTCATAATAAGTTTTGAAGTGTGATTGTCTTTACTCAGTAAAATATTTTCATGATATGATATAGAATGTGGTTTTTTATCTGGTATGAGACTATAAGTATAATTTTTATTTGGATCTTTTATAATATTTTTATAATAAATGGTTTTATAAAAGACCAGTTCTCTTATATTATTATCAATAAAAGCAAAGTGATTGTCGTTGTCTATTGCAATGAGATTTATAAGTTTAAAAACAATATTTTGGTTTCCAAAGACTGTACCATAGCTTCCTTTTCCAATTTGGATAAAATTATTAAAATCACTTTCATCAAAATCCATTTACCATTTTTAAATTAATAAAATTTAAAAAATAATTTTTTTCTTGAATTCTTATTAAAAAACAAATATGGAACAAGAACATATGATTATTATTGCTTTATTAGTTGTAGCATTATACTTCTTAATGATGAGAAAACCTTGCGCTTGCCCAATCCGTCCTTCACAAGGATTTTCGGAAAGGTTTGAAAATGTAGGGACTGAACAAGTTCCTGTAATTGGAGCTGGCTGGATTAGAAAGAGAGAAGATGGTGGTTCATTTGGATTAGTTAACAAAGAAACTACAATTTCTCATATTAGAAATAGAAGACAAACCGACCTTCCAGGATTACAAAGTCTTCAACACGTTCGTAACAGAAATCATAACATGTATCAATCTCAATACGTCAGACATCATTTAAAAGCTGACCATCGTGGTAAAATGATGAATTCTATGATTAGAGGAGAAGGTCCAGATAGCGCAGGTATGTATAGTGAATAAATAAATATATTTAATTAATTTTAATAATAAAAATTAATTAAACTTGATAACCAAGATTTTTAGCTTCTTTATAAATAAAACTTTGAATGTCTTTATGTTTAACTGTATAAGGCACAATGATTAACTTTATTCCATTTTCTTTACATTTTTTTTCTTTAACTTCATCTCTATATTTTTGTTCTAAAAAAGCATTATGATCTTTATGAAAGTGAGGAACATATTCATAGTGCTGACGTCCAGAATATTCAATACCAAGTTTTAAATCGTCATTATAAATGTCAATCTCAAGGTTGCTTCCTGTTTTTTCATTTTTTAAAAAGTCAGGACGAATTTTTTTGAAAGATTTATTAAACATTTTAGTAGCGACATCTTTGCATATAAGTTCTCCTTTGCTTTCAAAAGGTCCTCTTCTTTTTTTTTGAGTGTAATCTTTACCTTTAGCAAAGAATTGATTAATTTCATCAATATTTGCAGTATCATTATTTCCAAAAAAATAAAATAAAATAAGACCGATAAAACAGCCGATAATAATGCAGTAAATGCCATTATTATTCCACCATTCAGTGATACTCATAGATTTTTTAGCCATCTTTTTATATATAAAAATATAAAAAAATTAATATCTGATATTTTGACCGGTAAATAAAGAGCCTATAAATCCAAATAATGCTTGGAATAACCAACCCATATACATAAACCCTCCAAATACGTTACCTTCTTTAATACCACCTATTATTAATACTAATATAAAAAGTATTAATAGAACTGTAATAACAGGATGTAATCCTTTTTTTGTTTCAGTTTTTTGTTTATTATCAACTTGAGTAGCCATTTAAAAAATATAAAGAGAAAGAAATTATTTATTTTTTATTTTTAGGAGTTTCAGAAGAAGTTTCATTAATGTCTTTGTTAGCGGTATCTTTATTAGAGTCTAATATGAAGATGTCATTGTGTTTAATTTCAAGTTCAGCAAGTTTAGCACGAATAGATTCAATCAGAGTGTCAATTTCACAATAAAATTTTTTATCTTTTTCATAAGTTTTTTGTATGTTTTTAAGGCCTATAATAGAATTAATAAGGTCATTAATCATATTTTTGCATATATATTTATCCGAAATACTATCAGAGTTACATTTCGAATTGATAATTTCGAAAATTCTATGAGTAGTTATAGTGACAAATTCGTAAAGAGCAGTTCTGCTTTCTCCTGTGATAAACCGTTTAATAGATGTATAGATGCCTGGTTGTTCAACTTGTAAAGTCTTACTATCAATTTTTTCACCAGGTTGTATAGTGCCGATAAATTTGAGGTTAGAAATTGTTTCAAGATTTTTCCCATCTAAAGTGGATTTAGATGAGTTTGATAATAAGACTTTAATTGCGTACATTCCAAAATTTGAATATTGCATATAATATATATAATAAATTTCTTAAAACTTTTTTATTTTTTTTTATAATAATAAAAAAGTGTATGACTGATTTAATAAGACCAAAAATGTTATTAAATAATGTTATTGACACCTTCCAACCATCTCTTACTTTTCAAATGTTTAAAGATAATAAATATGATATTATCATGATAAATCAAAATGTAAAATATAAGTTAGAGATGAAATATAAAAAACCTTCAATAAAATCTATTAAATAAATAAGTTGAGATTACAATAATAAAAATGATAATAAGATTAAGAATAGTTTTATTAGTAGTGCATTTTTCAATATATTTATAAATAATTGGAGTAGTTAAAACGACATAAACAATACCCGCAAATAAGGCTGCTCTAAGTTCTTTACTCATACCAAACAAAGCAGGTTCTTTAGGCATAAATATAGAGTTAATTAATTCAATTTCTTGAGGATTTTGTTCATATTGTTCGTCGGTAGGAAGGGAGGAGATATCATCACCAATTTGAAGTTTAGATTCAGGGACTCGCATATTATCAACAACAGACATTCTTTTTAAAATATAATATAAAATATTTAACCTTTTAAAAAAATATCTTAAATTTAAAGTGATAAATATTTTGTTAAAAAATGTCTGATTCTTATAATGATAGTCGTGATGATAATAGAGAAGACCAGTCTGACGAAGAAGAAGTATTTGAATTATCTAATTTATTAAGTTTTTTACAAAAATCAAAGATTTCAGTAAACGGAATCTTTACGTTTGACGGACGTACTGTATTTTTACTATTAATGTATTTAAATACTGGTGTAGAATTTATGTTATACGTTCCCTCAAAATTTAATATTAAATCTGACAATAATATTAAAAATTACCCACAAGTTAATTTAACAATAGAAGATGATGAAGATGAAGAAAAGAATTTTCACACAGCAACTTATGAACAAGAAAATAGAAAACGAACTGAAAATATGATGAATAGATTTTTAAAGATAGTCAAAGGCGGAATGTATAAGTTAGCAGTTGTTCAAAAAACTTATATGACCATTATTAACAGACACGATACAGTAGAAAGTTATATTTTTACAAATCCATTTGTAACAACTGGAGTATATTTTGTTATCGAACTTGAATCATTTTATAAGATGGCTTCATCTCTTGATAGAGATATTTTAAATTTTGAACAATTATTTACAAATAAAATATTAAGCGAGGTTGATGTAGAGATTAATACGGTAACACCAATATTAAATCGTGTTTATAAAGATATTAATTCATTTTCAAGTAGACAACTTAGTGCAAAATATTCAGAAAGAGTTGATAAGTTAAGTAATTTAATGATATCAAATAGAGGGACGAGTAAGATGACTGATGTTTATAATTTATTTTCTAAGGTTAGAACGGAGAATTTACAAAAATTAATATATTATGAAGAAATAATAAATTTTTTTAAAGATGTAAAAGATATGATTTAAAAAATTTTATCTTTTGTATTAAATAAAAAAATAAATGCATAGCCATCAAAGAATGACACAATTTATTAGAAACAGAACTGACATCAACAGTATGCAAGGAGGCCGTGATGCTAGTCAAAAAATCACAGAACAACAAGCTAAAGATGCCGGTATGATTAACTTCTTAAGAGGAGGTAAGATGTTTGGAGGTGAAACTATTATTAATCGTATTCGTATGTTTACATATAGAATTGGAGCAGGAGGTGTGTTTGGAACTGTTATTGGAATTATTTTATTAATATTATTATTATTAGTTGGATATATGAGAATTACTACCGGAAATTTTGATTTTATTACTGAGTTTAAATTTCCAGGACAAACCGTTAAACCAGTTCAAAAGTTTGAATTTTTCTAAAAAAGTATAAGTTAAAAGTTGTATCATTTTCATTTAAAATGTTTAAATTAAATGAAAATGAAGATTTAATATATTATCATAATAAAATTTTATCATATATTAAACAAGAAAAAGCAAAAATACCAACATACGAACAACAATGTCAAAAAATTGCTTTACAATGTTATTCTTCATTCAGTTTATACGGCATTTTAGACGAAGATAAACAATTTATAATGAATCAAATTAAAAATAAAGATAAAATTTTAAACAAACAACTGTCGTATAAAGAATTTAAAGACAATGTTAAAGAAATTAAAAAAATAAACGGTCATATGGCCTTTATTCAATATCAAGACTCTTTTTATCAAATTAATATAACTTATATAATCGAACAATATAAAAAAATCATTCAAATACCAATTAAAAATTCTTTTATGGGTAAAAAACGATCAGATAAAAATGATGAACTATTAGATTTAATTGAACAATTTACTTACACCATAAAACAAATGTTCCCTGAACCTATCTTAAATGAAATCTTTAAAGACTTGATAGAAGAATATAAAAAGAAAAAGAAAAATGACAATATCTTTAATGAAAATATTACAATCGCATATTGTAAACTATGCAATGAACCTCTATCTGAAAATATTTGTTCAGAATGTGGATATGTTGAAAGCGAATTAATTATTACTGAACCTACTTCAACTTATGATGATTCTACAAGAATAAATGTTCATAAAGAATTTACATATTTAAAACGATGTCACTTTAGAGATACTATTAATCAATTTCAAGGTAAACAAAATAAATATATTCCTCAAAAAGTTTACGATGACCTTTATGCTTTCATTGATAAAGAAGGACTTTCTGATAAAACTAAATCTGACACTATAGAAAAATATAGAAAACTTAAAAAATCTCATATTCGTGAATTTCTTAAAGCCACTAATCACTCTAATCATTATGAAGATATTCAACTTATTTATAGCAAAATTACAGGAAAAGACTGTCCTTGTATTTCACAATATGAAAAACAACTTTATGAAGATTTTGATGCTTTAGTTGATGCTTTTTGTGTATTATTAAATGAACCAGGAACTATTATTACTAGAGATAATTTTTTAAATAGTCACTATGTTCTTCGTCAATTATTATTAAAACAAAAAGTAAAAGTCCCTCATGAAGATTTAAATTATCTTAAAACTCCAACTCGATTAAGAGAACATGATGAAATTTATCAAAAATGTTGTTGTATTTTAAACTGGAACTTTATTCCTATGACTTGATATTTTTTTATTAAAATAATTAATAAAAAAATTTTACTCAACTTTATCTTTTATTTATAAAATGTAACAAATTCACTTTAGAATATACGTTCTAACATTAAATCGTTAACCGATTTACTTAAATTTGTAGAATGATATAATGAAATTATATAATGGTCATTACTATATCCAATTATATTTAAATGACATTTTATAGGATCATATTTTAAATCTTTGTTTATTTTTTGCAAATCTATGAGTTCAAGACTAAAATAATGTGTATTTTTTAATAAAGATACAAACATATTTGTAGTTTTCGAATAATATTCACTACTACTACAATCATAAGAACTTAATAAACTACTTTTTTTACTATTTCTTCGTCTTAAATATCCGTCTTCTTTTGTAATATAATTATAAGAAAATCTTTCACATTTATATAACACACATTTTAAAGTATAAACTGAATCTCCATATTGTATATCTATTAAAAGGGTCGCGCCATCTAAAACGTCAGTAATTTCACCGTATAACGTTTTTCCAACGAACTTTTGCTCGAAATTTGATATTTTAGGTTTACATAAACACTCGCACATAATATTGTATATATTATATATACGATATTATTAATATTTTTTTTAAAACATTTGTTTATAATTTTTATGAAGATGTTTAATTGCGGCTTCTTTTGCCTTTGCTTCCACTTCTATGTATAACTTTGTATTATATTTTAATGGCACTGCAAGCATATGTGCTGGAATTTCTTCTACATAATCTGAATGAGCTCCTACTCTTTTATTTGGTGCTTGTTCACTTACATGAAAACAAGGACACATACCTTTCCAAGATTCTACAACTTCATCCATCATATCTTCTATATCTTCTGTTTTTTCATTTGGATGTAACTGATTATAACAATAATAATGATGACAATCATAAATTACTGGAATTTTACACGCTTGTGCAATCTCTAAACAATCACGCACATTATAACTTTTTTCACAATTTTCTATAGCTAATCTATTTTTTACATTACGAGGCAAATCGTCAAATTGTTCAATCCAACGTCTGATTGCCGACTCTTTATCACCATATACACCACCTCCATGCACACATAATATACCATCTTCACCCACACCCATATGGTCAAGCATATCAGCGTGCATTTTAAGATCATTTACGGTATGGTCAAATACGTTAGAATCTTTAGCACCAACTTGATTAAACTGTCCAGGGTGCATAGTAATACGATGATTGTGTTTTCTAGCAAATTCTCCAGCTTGATGTAACGCATCTTTTGCAAAAGTCATAGTATAAGGAGTAGTTTCAGTGTCTGTAAAATGAGGAAATATATCACTACTAAGACGAAGATGGTCTATGCCGTTAGCAGCATTCCATTCAATAAGTTTAGAAATATCAGCAATGTTTTTAAGAGCATATTCTTTAGCTTTTTCTACTGTAAAAGTTTTTCGTGTCATAGAACGGCTACAAAATATTTCATTTTTTTTATTAGTTCCTCTGAGAGTATTATTAATACAACATAAGCCTAAGGATACTTTACCTTTGAGTTGCTTAAGTTGTCCGAAAGTAAGAGAAGATTCTTCAACGATGATACGACGTCTGGTAGACATTTGTATAGTTCAATATTATTGATGATTTGAGGTAGAAATTTGAGAAAAAACTCAATTTAAAACTTTATTCTTATATGTATATACAATGAGTTTAAATTTGCCTATGTCTACTAATAGTACAATCATACAGATCGCTACCCATCAAGAGAGCGATAATAAGCTAAAGAGATATTCTTCTGACCAGATGGAGCCTTCTATATTTCAGCAATCAGCTATGTTAGAGTGGAAAGCTACTACTATTGTTAATTTACAAGAAGAATTTATCTATAACCAACCTTTTATTGAAGAAAATATATTTTTTCAGCCATTAAATAAAGGATTAGACGTTGTTGATAATTTAATTTTACAAACTTCTAATTTAGAAGATGTTAAGTCTGTTTCATTAATATGTAATAGTGCTTATATTGTACTAACTAATAGTTCTGAGATGAAAAACTTTTTTGTTATTGAAACATTAGATAAACAAGCTCTTTCTATTTCTCAGTATATGCTTAAAGATCTTATTAGAGATTCTGATACTTTAGTTTTACCATTTTTCTTATATACTAATAAGGCTCATTTAATAATGGCTGGACTTCCATACTGTACGCTATACGTAAAAGTAGAATTTGAAAACACTGTTCCATCTGATACTAAAATTTTAAGTCAATCTACAAATATATCAGGTGTTGTAAGAAGCAAATTAGGAAAAATTCAACCATATGAAATGTTTATTGATACTTTTATGCCTTTATATACGATTGATGTATCAGATAGTGATCTTCATAAGATAGTTATTGAACGTCATATTAGTATGAAACATTTATTTGTATCAGTATATGATATTGAAGAAGAACGTTATACTTATGAACCTGTTGAAGATTTAATGTTTACAGGTGGAGATTTAGTTGTTTATAAAGATCATAAAAATTCATCAGCAAGGGTTATTGAGCCTTTACTTCACGGCTTAATTCCCTATGAACATTTTATGTTTTCATTTAATTCAGATAATAAGTTATTTTCAAACTATAATCATTATGTTTCTCATGGGCATTTTAATACAGCTGCTTTTGAAAAGGATTTACCAACTATTAAAATAAGGCTAAATAATCCACAAAATAAAAGGTATCAAGTTAGTTTATGTGCGATAGCAATAAGATGCTTAAGATATACTAAAGGAGAATTAGAGATGGTATTGTAAAATGATTTTATATTATTTTTGTTTAAAAAATAATATAACTATGAGCTTCATAAATACTTTACATACACTAGCTCACGCTTGTGAAAACAAAGATGATTATGTTGTTAAAAGATATTATAAAACAGATAAATTATTTCAAGGTAATAATCGTCTAAGAAATCTGAAGACTATGAGAAGTCAAGAAATAAACTTAATCACAAAATATAGTCACGCTTATATTAGTTATTTATTTCACTTATATCTTGAAGATGAATTACGTTTTATAGGCCATTGTCAAATATTAAATAAATATTTAGAAAAAGATAATGAAGACGTACTATATAGCTTACGAATAATCGTTTTAAAATTGATTGAAAGATATGAAAGAAGACAAAATGATATCAAGTGTTTATATTTTCTTCAAACGTTATTTGATAATGTTTTAGCTTATACAAAACAAGTTGTAACAGATATTTTACATTACTATTTGTTATATGTTAATAAATATGACCCGCTAGCTTTTGAAAGCACAGAACCACATACAGATATTATTAGAGTATTTTATCCATATATTTCTCCAGAACAAAATATGAGGTTTGACTATCACAAAAATAATATAGATACTGAGATTGCTAAAAATTTAGAAGTTTACGATAAGGTGCCTAGATGGGATATTGATTTACCTTTATTTCTTTTAAGGTGTAACTACTTTAATTGTTTAAGAGTATTAAAAGAAATGAAGTATAATCTTTATCGTACTGATTTAGAATATGATTTTGATTGGGAGCTTGCTTGCCAAGTTACTTTTGTCACGGGAGCAGGAATGATGGCAAACAAAGAATATGATGATTTATTTAGTTCAGAATTAAATAAAATAAAGATATATAATATGAGACAAGTTGGAGATTTAATTATGGAAATAAACCTTCCAAAGTATTCAATAAAAGAAATTAAAGAAAGTTTACCTTTTATAGATTTACATAAAACTTATACTGGGAATGTTTCTCCGATTGTTATGTGTTTTAATGAAGAAGTATTAAAAATTATGAAAGAATATGATATGAATTTATCAAATGACAATGGAGTGTTTTATTTTTATGCATTAAAAGAATTTCATTTAGATTTTATGAAGATGGGAATAGATCCTGTTCCAAGTATATTAAAATATAAAAAAAAGATAGAAGAAATAGACGAAGAAAAACATCCTTTAAAAATAAAATATCAAGAAGAATTAGAAGAGTTATTAAAAGTTCACGAAGAGTATCAAAAATATTTGTATAAAGAATTAAAAAACAACGACTGTGTTTGTAATGATGTATTAAAATTAATGATTAATAGTTATTTATAAAAGTTAATATTATTTAATTCATTAAATAATATTAAAAATACAGCAACAATTTAATTTATAAAATATGTTTTTTTGTAACATAATGAAAGGTATATTCAATATAAAGTTTGATAGTAAAGATAAGACTAAATAAAATATTAAATGTTTGTTTATTTTTTACAAAATAAAATAATAAAAATAATTCTTTATAAAAGTCTATAAATAATAAAAAATATTTTCTATTGTTTGTTTTATAAACTATATATGAACCTAATAGTCTATAAGATAAAATAAATGTTAAAATATTAAATTGTTCAGTTGTTAATAATTTATGTTTAAAAATAATATAATAAGTTAACAAATACCCGATAATATCGTTTAATTTATCTAATTTTTGATATTCTTCGTTATATTTTAATAATACGTTAGGATGTTTAAGACGGTATATTTCGCTGTCAATAAAGTCTGTTAAAAAGATTAATATAATTTTTGTAATAGGATTTATATTTGTTAAAAACAAGATAATTTGAAGGATTAATCTTGTATAAAAACTATTCATTAAATCTTTGTCCATTTTATTATTATGAAAAGAATAAAAATAAATATAAAGGATACTTTTGATTTATTATAAATGATTAAATATTTACAATATCATGGCGAAGAATTAGGAGGAAAAAAAGTTGATGAAGTGTTAAGAAGTTATTTCCCAAATAAATTAAATGGAGTTTTTTTTGATGTAGGTGCGTTTGAACCTGTAACAATATCTAATAGTTATCATTTTGAAAAAAATGATTGGGAATGTTATTGTTTTGAAGCAAATACTCAACAAATTCCTTTATTAAAGAGTGTTAGAAAAAATGTTTTTAACTATGCTATTGCAGATAAAGATAAAGATAGTGTTTCATTTCATGTTGTTAGTAATGGAACATGGACTGCCGGATTTTCTGCAATAGATATTAGCGAAGATTACAAAAAAATATTTCGAGGGGGTATTAAGTCTGTTACAGTTATTACTGTTCCTCAAAAGACTCTTAATACAGTAATAAAGCAAGAGATTCCTATTTTAAACGAAATTGATATAATTTCTATAGACGTAGAAGGCGGAGAGTTCAATGTATTAAAAGGACTTGATTTAAATAAATATAAACCAAAGGTAATGGTAATAGAAAATGTAACTGATGATTTAAATATAAAAAATTATTTAGAAGAACATGGATATAAACTTGATAAACAGTTTAGTTATAATCAATATTATGTTCATAAAGAATATAAATTAGAATAAAATATTAATAATAAATAATTATTAATATTTAATTAACTTCTTCACGTGTAAAATTGATAAAAATATTATCATCAATTAAGAAATAGTCATATTTTTCTTGTATTTTAAAATAATTTAACATATATTCAAATTCTTTTTTCA